CAATTATACATGTAGCAAATGCATTTCAAGCTCTTGCAGATAGTATGGATAATGTAAGTGAATCAGCCAGAAACTTACAAGCACCAGGTGTAATGCAGGGAATAGAATTATATCAATCAGGTGCTCAAATGGGATTAGGCCAACCTGTTGTAATTACACAAGTACAAAATACAAATAATGTCAATGCTCCAGCAACAACTGTTGTAGGAATCGAAGCTGAAGGCAGAACTATTGCCACAAACGCAGCAAATCCAGAATAAAAAAAGGGACCCGAAGGTCCCTACTTTCGACGACCGTATCTGCAGATACGCCGCCTGGCCTCTTACGAGACTACTAATCTTGAGCTAACTTAGCAAAATAACTCAGTGTATCTTCTTCTTCTTTACCATCATCTGGTTCACCAAATGGCATGGCATCAGCTGAAGCCGGTTGAGCTGCTGGTTCTGCAGTTTGCATAACCGGTGCATCCATAGATTCACCTGCATCAACACCTAATACTCTATTAAACTTAGCTTTAAGTTCATCATAAGATTTGTAATTTGCTGGATCAGTAAATTCTGATAAGGCATGTAACTGTTCATATGTTTCAGTTAATCTTGCTTCATCGCCTTCATATAAAGCTGATGCTTTACTGAATTCTGATTTATCATAGTTTACCCAACCTTCGACCTTTCTGATCTTAATTTTGAAATCGGCACCTTCCCAAAAATCATAAGGGTTGATAGGTGTTTCATCTGCAAATTGTGGTTGCATAACATCCATGATCTTATCAAATATTTTCTTACCAAATTTATAAAGGAAAACTTTCCCTTCATTTTGTGGATTATCTGGATCAGAAATAACAAGAATATTACTTACGTAATGTAATCTTCTCTTTCTTTCTCTAGCTAAAGCTTTATCCTCGTCTCTACCTGTATTCCATAAAACAGAATTAGCTTCTGATACTGGGTCTTGTTGACCAATAGAGGTTAATGAGTTTTCTATATACCATAGTCCAGTAGGTCCCTTAAAGCCATGGTCCCAATATCTCACCCAAGGAAGGTCTTCGCCTTCTTTGGCAGGTAAGAATCTAATCACGGCATATCCGTTTCCTGCTTTATCTCTAGTAGGTTTCCAGAATCTAGTATCTTCATAAGAATTAGTTTCTGGTTTGCTTGTGGATACAGCTTCTGCTGCCTTCACGAGTTTATCTATTGATGAGCCTCGCATACTCTTTAAATTATCTAACGACATTTTATTTCTCCATATATTACTGAATTATCCACTTTATACATAACAAAATATACTTATATTATAACACATTATTGTGTCTATGTAAAGGTCTTTTTCAAAATATTTACACATTTAGTTTTATCGAACTTTACAAAAGGTTTATATTTCGTAATCTTTCTAAAGATGTCAGGCCAAATAATTGTTTCAGAAATCTTTTTATTCTCACGATCTACAAACCCTGTTATTGAATCCAAGATTACTACAGTTTCTAAATGTATTTCATCTTGTAACCAATAAGTTATTACGAAAGGATGTTCATTATCTTTTGCTTCTAATAAAGCATCAAAGTCTGAATTACTCTCGTATAATTTATTTATATCGTTTTCAAAAGTGTATGTAATACTTTCACATACTTTCTTATGTTCACGATAATATCTTTCACCATGTTCGTTAAGCATATCACCGACATACTTAACGTCATGTTTAAAATTAGCGACATAGAAATCTAAAAGATTATCGTATGTATTTGCTAACTTGGCAAAAAAGTATTTATCTTTTCTTTTAAAAAAAGAAGTTGGTTTTACCGATGTTTTAAAATTATATTTTATCGCATCATAGCTATCTGTTTCAAAATGTAACTTGAGCGAGTTATATAATTTGTAAGACTCAAATGGGTCTTTCATATCGGTAACTTATTACCTTTCTTTACTCTTAATAGATTTAAGCTTTTAGCCTCAGCCTCTATCTTGGCTTTTAGTGAATCAGTCATGAGTCTTTTCATAGACTTATAATCTAATCCTCTGTCTTGCACCACATGTGCTGCTGCATCTATGTAGTTCATATTATGACTAGATACTAAATTCTCAACTGCAAGTGAGAACCTTTTCTTTGTCATTATTTTTTCTTCAATTACTTCTGTCATGATCTTCCAAATATTTTAATATCTTCATAGGTGAAGAGTTTTCATAAGGGTCAAGTTCACAATCATCTTGGAACCCGTCCTCAGCCATTAATACTTCAATATTACCATTATTAATTATAGCGGCATATCTCCATGATCTCATACCAAAGCCTACATTATCTTTCTTGACTAACATACCCATCTTTCTAGTGAATTCACCAGAACCATCTGCTAGATATTTTACTCTTTCTACATTGAGGTCTTTGAACCATGCCTTCATTACAAATCCATCATTGACAGATACACAATATACTTCGTCTATGTTATGACCAATTATATCATTATAGTATTCATCAAAACTTGGAACTTGTTGTGAACTACATGTTGGTGTAAAAGCTCCTGGTAATCCAAAAACTACTACTCTTTTATTAACGAAAACATCTTCTCCAGTTAAGCTATTATCTGGAAGGTTTTTAAAAATAATATCTTTAAATCCTATCATTTAAATACCCTTAATAAAATACAGTCGGAGTTAATTCTCCCTGTTGGTTTATTTGATTTGGTCGTAATCTTATCATTCCATATTTTCTGAATTTGTCTTTCAGTTTGATCTAATACTAATGGTAAGATTTCTTCCGGCTTTCGTAGAAGTACTACTCTACTTTCATCATCAAAATTCTTAATCGTAGTACCACTCACTTCAAATCCATGAACAGATTCTGTTACATATTCAAATAATCTTCTTTGCTTTGTATTATAAACATAAAGCTTATGACTACCTGGTATAAGTACTGGATTAATCGATACAAGTTTATCATCAATACTTTCTTCCATGTATTGTAATCTTTCAACTTGCTTATCTGATGTTCTTGGTTTATGTGCTCTTGGTTTTCTTGCTGATCTAAATGATGTTCTTAGTTTTTCTAAATCGGCAAACACATCTTCAAATTGTTTTAATATCTTTTTCTTATTACCTTTTGATATATGTGAATAAGCTTCTACACATTGTTCACATGTTCTATCATAGGCTTCTTTAATATTATTATATTCATATTCTAGTAAGCCTTTAAATATATTAATTGAATTACTTTTTAATCCATGGCCTCTAAATCTATTATAGGCAGAAAACTTTTGTGTGTAATCTTCATCAAACCAACCTTCTACAATTGTAGAGTCCCAATCAGTCCAAATAGTATCTATAACTTTTCGTCTTGTTCTTTCTGCTGGTGAAATGACAGGCTTTGGTGGATTCTCTTTTAGTTTTTCTAACTTGATCTTCTCACCTTCTTTCACTAGATCACGTAATCTTTGATTAACTGGCTCTAAATCTAAAGGAGCTCCAACCCAGCCTGCTTGATGTATAGCAATCGGTTTATAGTTTGCTTGATTAATTTTCCATACAGGATTTTTATTTAAATTAGCTAAATCTTTATTTGATAATTTTAGATCATGCTTACAATAGTGTAATATAGCATTGTGTGCTTTCTTTCTATTCTCATAGTAATAGAACCAATTATAAGCTCTTTTAAATTCAGCAGCTTTATCATTCTCTGCTATCACATTGTGTGGACCATAATTTGGTTCAGGTCCTAAATACTTATCCTCTAGGGATGGTCCATGTCTTTTCTTTTTTCTTGCCATAATCATATATATAAAAATCGGTCAGCCGAAGCTAATGATAAGGAGTTGGAAACTCCGGCCAACCTTCTAAATTTGTTTAATTCCATCTACGTAATTCTCTGCAGCACTTTCAGCAAAGTGAACACTTTTACCTGCATATAATTCTGTTGCAATCAATACTCCATCTTTGTAAAAATCACAACCATATACTCCATTCTTTTCGAATAAATCTGATGTCAACTTACCATTTTGAAAAGTTGAAATCATATTTTTTATACCTTCTTCTGTTATCATAATACTCCTAATTTATATTTAACACTTGTTATAACAATATCCTTTCATATATTACCACCCATGATAATATATGTAATAGTATATAAGACCATGAACAATGCCAAAATCTTAAATGACCATTCAAAAATTTTAGTCCAGAAGTTAAATACTAAAGTCATAAACCACTTCATTAGCCTCTCCTCATTTTAGCAATATCTTCTGCTTCTTTTTGATTAATTACTGGTACCGCATTTGATTTGTGCATTGTTGCAATACCTTTCACTAATGTGCCAGTATACTTTGGATTTTCTTTTCTTGCTGTATCACCAGCTTGATTTATCCATGTGCCATCTTTCATGGCTTCTTCCATTAATGATTTATATTGTTTGGCTTGTTCTTCTCTCATAATATCTAGTTGAGATTTCTCTTTTACTAGTTTCTTAAAACCTGTAATTGGTTTTTTCTTAGAAGCATTTGCAAAATGATTCTTTCTTCTTTTTCCTGTTGGTCCATATCTAAGTGAACCCATGTAAAAACTTGTCATTCCCATAATTTTATATTATAACACAGTTAAAGTGATATGTCAACTGTTGGTCCAAATCTCTCCCATTGATTAATTAAGTCATCGCCATGTAATTGTTTCTCACCAAAAGTTCTAATCACTTTTCCATCTTTTGATCTTTCAATACGACCATCATTATAAGTTATATCTGTGACACGACCATCTTTTTCTGTATTAATGTTTTCGTACCACATCTGAACTTTAGTAGTATCGAACACATGGATATTCGTAATTCCATCTGCCCATTTCTCAGCTAATAATAATTTAGCTTGTCTTATTACTTTTTCGGTATGCTCACCCATTCTCTTTCTCCTCATTTAATTTTTCATAATCTTCCCAATCATGCGGTGTGCCTGCATTTGGTTTAGGTAATTTAGTTGCTCTTCTCCAAGCTTGATCTCTTAGATTACCAACGATTTCTTTATTCTTCTCTTTCATCTAATTCTTGAGCCATCGCTAATGCTATGTCTAATACTTTTCTTTGTTTATACCATACACCTGAAAATACTTTTGTATGTCTAAAACCAAAATCAGGATCAATGGACTCTATAATATAACGAGGTAATCCTACTAAAGAGCGATCTTTAAATACTCTTACATTACCATAACTTTCTATTAATAATCTCATTTTCCACCATTCACAAAATAATCAACAACTACATAAGTTGCTGCAGCAAAACCTGTTCCTATAATTACAAGAAACACTTCATATAATGTTGCTCCTAATCCCATGAGTCTTGCTCCTTCATTGACTGATATGTTTCCATATACGATGTTCCACTCAACCATTGTTCAGTGTTCTCTTTTGAATAATATCTGTTTTCATCTTTGTGTAAATCTAAACCACCAGGTGCTAGACTTGCAGCTTTCTTTACAGACTTAGTTAATTTGTTATAGTCTTTAGGTCTACTATAAACTCTCTTTACAGTTTCCTTAAACTCTTGTTCTTCATCATACTTTCTTTTTTCTTCTAATAAGACAGCTCTGATTTGTTCAAATGTTAATTTCTTTTTAGCCATAAGTTACTCCTTCATAAAAATATTCATAATCACTAATTTCGTATTTGTTCATTATATTATCAATAGCTTTATTCTTCAATCCTATATTATATAATATAATATTCCAAATGTCAACTCTTACGTTTAAAGGTATTCGAGTTGCAATGTGTTCAAAGTTCATTACCATGTGTGCCTCCTATGAATATAAACATCCACTCTTTCTGCATGTTCTAAAGGTACTGCTCCAGACTTTCCTCTATGAGGACAATAGTTTGGATTGTTTCTTCCATACCTTCCTTTTAATGATACACGATATCTAGGCATAGACACAATATCATCACTCATTGGATGGTTATTGTGGTACCTTTCGGCTCTTGCATTTTGTTTGTTTATAGACTTAACTACATTTCTGATTGTATCAATTTCTAGCATATCACCAGCACAAGCAGTATAAGCTGTCATTACATAAGCATCTGATCTATCCATTTGCTGCCTCCTGTTTGCACATCTCTAATAGATGTAGATTAAAACCTTCTTTGGATTGACATAGTTTGCCATCACCATCGTAAGCATATAAGAAATCTGTTTCATTAGCAATATCAAATGCATCAAATACATTCCAGTAATCTTGTTGTGATCTGCCACCAACATTGATTCTCCATTCAACATTATCATCGGAAGGTGCTGAACCTTTCCAATCGTAAAGTGTAAAGCAACTATCTGTTTCATTGCCATCTTCTTCAATGACTTTAGTTTTAATAATCCATTCAAGTTGGACTTTACCATCACCAGAAGGTACTCTATTAGGTTCACCAAACATTGAAATCAACTGATTTGTAGTCACTTCATTGATATAACCTCTTAGAGAAGTTCCGATTGCGTAAGATATGTCATCACTGACATTTTCAAATTTAATATAATCCATTAGTATAACTTAGCCTCCAGGTTTTCTACGATCTCGTAAATTTTGTTAATCTTCTTTTCAAGCTCGTCGAGCCTATCTATGATGTCAGCTTTTGATTGATCGACGCTGCTAACAATATCGTCGTTATTATAAAAATCACTCATTATTTACTCCTTATCATTTTTATCATTATGTATATAGTATCACGTATTTTTGCAAATGTCAACTGTTTTTTTAAATTGTCACACAATTGTCACATAAGCTTTTTTGGTGTTTCAATGGCTTGGGTGTTACCCCAAGTTCGACAGCGTGTCCTTCAAAGTCAGGCCTTACCTGAATTTTATCTAGGTCGATAGCTAACGACCATAAAGAATCTCGTTTACCATGACATCCCAATTGCTTATTCAAAATTTCTGTCACTTCTTTGTTAACCTTTTTTTGTAATGATCTCAACACCATATTTCACGTCTTAATTGATTTTAAACCAATCATTACTAAGGTTATCTCGTAGAGCTTCACAACAACCAACCATCTACAGCTCTTCCTCGATTCCTGTTTATTTTTAGTGGAA